GGTGGAGTCCTACACCAACGACGAGCTGATCTACATGATGCAGCGCGCCTCGACTGCTCGGGTGGTTGGCCTGTCGAATCTCGAGGTGCTCAAGCTCGTCATCGATGCCGAGCTGCTCGGCCACGACTACAACGCGCGCCAGGTCTCGACCGCAGGCGGCGAGGGCATCTTCGATCTCGGCGAGAACGCTCGGCCCGAGCAGGTCGAGAAGTTCAGCCGCTACTGGCTGGCGGAGATCGCTGGCAAGGGCGCGACCGCCTTCTGGGGCGGCACGCGTGGTGCGAAGTGGATCCCGTTCCGCGGCAACAACCGCGACATGCAGTTCCTCGAGTGGCAGGAGTACCTGGTCAAGAAGGTCGCTGCGGTGTTCGAGATGCACCCGCAGGATCTCGGACTCACTGCCGAGGTCAACAAGGCGACGGCCGAAGTCCTCGACCAGCAGACTGATGAGCGAGGCGCCAAGCGCCTGCTGAAGCTGGTCCAGAACCACCTCACCAGGGAGGTCGTGTGGGATGAGAGCTTCGGAGGCAAGGCGAACAACCTGGCATTCCGCTTCACCAAGCTCAACATGCGCGAGTCCCTGGCGGGAGCCAAGATCGAGCAGATCGAGCTCGGGCAGGTTGCCAGCGAGAGCGTCAACGCCATTCGCAAGCGGAAGGGCCTGGAGCCATTCACGGAGGACCACTTCAACTATCCGATGGCACAGACCGCGGTGGGCTTCGTCTCTCTGAAGGATGTTCCTACCGCCCGCGAGATGATGGAATCGAAGGAGGCCAAGCCTCCGGCCGGAGCGCCGTCTACCGACGGTCAGCCAGCCGCCACCGAGAACGTCGTGCGGTTCGAGGTGCCAGAGTCGGTCGGAGCCATGGTGGCGGGGGCCGTGGGAGACATCGCGCAGGCGATCAAAGCCTCGAAGGAGTAATCGTGATCTCAGAGATGGCGATCATCGAGCTCGATACCGACATCCGGAGCGGAGCCATCATCGACGAGTTCGCCATCGTGCGGCGCGGAGCGACCGTGGGTCGCAGGACACACCTCTATCCCGGCGTCGTGGTGGAGGAGGGTGTCTGGATCGGGGACGATGTGACGATCTTCCCGGGTGCCTACCTGGGCAAGCAGCCGAAGGTGGCGGGCGTCATCGCCAGGATGCCGCACGTGCAGAACGGGCAGACCCGGATCGAGGACGGATCCGTGATCGGGACGCACGTTGTCATCTACGCAGGCGTCGTGATCGAGCCCAAGGTGCTGATCGGCGAAGGGGTCACGATCCGAGAGGACACCGAGATCGGGTCGGAGACCGTGGTCGGCAACAACAGCACGATCCAGAATGGAGCCAGGATCGGGCGCCGCTGCAAGATCGTCGACCTCTCGCACATCTGCAACGACGCGGTGATCGGCGACGAGTGCTTCATCTCGGTCGGCGTCTACATGATGAACGACAACTCCATGCAGCGCGGAGGCGAGGTCGTCGGGCCGAAGATCGGCCAGCGAGTACGGATAGGCGGTGGGGCGCTGCTGCTGCCGGGGATCCGGATCGGCAACGACGCCATCATCGCGGCAGGGGCCGTGGTGACGAAGGACGTTCTGCCAGGGTCGACGGTGATGGGGATCCCCGCTCGGGTGCCCGCGAATCGTCCGGTAGCTCCCGACCTGTTCGGCGAGTTCTTTGAGATGCCTCGGGCGGAGCCCTGGCCGCAGGAATGATCCGGGTCGAGGAACCAATCGAGGAGATCGCGGCCAAGACCGGCACCAGCCTTCCGAACCGGGGTCCATACACCGACTGCACCGGAGTCATGGTCGCCTGGAATGAGGAGGCGCGGATGCCCGCACTCCTCAAGCTGATGAAGCGCTGGTTCTCGAATCTTGTCGTCGGTGTGCAGGAATCGACCGATTCGACGCTCAAGATTGCCGAATCTTTGGCGAACCGCCCCGGAGACCAGGTGCTCCGCGAGCCGCACCTGGGCTATGGCGACGCGTCGATGGATCGGATCGTGTCTGCGGTGCGGACTCCGTGGCTATTCGACATCGCCTTGGATGAGATGCCGAGCAAGGAGCTGCTCGAGTCGATGTGGACCGCGACAGCCTACGCGGAATCGGTCGGTGCAGAGGGAGTCTGGATCCCGTTTCACACGCTGGTTGACGGAGTCGAATCGGTCAGCGAGCAGCAGGATCCGATGTCATCTGGGCACCTACGGCTCTTTCGCAGGAGCCTCGGCTGGCCGAAGACCCTGCATTCCCGGCCGAGCGCCAGGATCGAGCTGTGGTGGCCGTACGGCCGCATCGACCATGTACGCAGCCTCGACGAGATGATGCAGGACTACCTGCGATACTTCCAGATCGGAAAGGGCAATCGCGGCTGGGAGGCTCACAACATCCTGATGATGCATGACGCCTGTGTTGGTGTTGCCGCAGAGAAGGGCTGGCCTTACGTGCAATCATTTGCATGGTGGTCAGCCGTGAGAGACCTCGCATTCGAGGGAAAGGAGCCAGATGGCTAGCAAGACGGCCCTCGCGAAGAAGCCAGCAGCGAAGAAGGCACCCGCCAAGGCAGCTCCCGCCGCCAGCGGCGGAGCCATCGACATCGGACCGAAGCCGCTGGTCATCCACCAGGGGATCACGGTGACAGGAAGCAAGTTCCCGCCCTCGGAGCCTGCGGTCATTACTATCTGGCCCGACCCGCGCGGAGCGCTGGAGCTGATGACCGATCCCTTCGGTGAGGTCCAGGTATCGTTCATGCCCGTCGTGGACGGGAATCATCACGTCGCAATCTCATGCGGCGGCGTCAAGGCCGAGCGCGACTTCGAGGTCGCGGCGGAGTAGAGGAGAAGCTCATGGTGGCGATCGCAGTCGACCCAGCGGCTCCCCGCGCGACCATCGACATCTGCAAGGTGTCGGTCAGCGGAGCCGATTACGCTCGTGGCCCCCACAAGACGGGGGGCGAGTTCCGCTACTACATCGAGGCAGAGCGGCCCTCCGGGTCGGACATCGCCAAGAACCTGAAGAGCCACGTCTTCGACGTCTCGCACGGCGGACTTCACGACTGGCTCAGCGTCATCTTCGACGAGCCAGGGAGCTGGAACCTCGTCCTGCGTGATGCGAGCAACGATTCCCAGGTTGCGGCGCAGGCGCTCACCGTGAGCTAGACCCTGTTCAAGTCGACAGGGCATCTGTTATCGTGCGCCTCACGAATCTCCTCTCCGTGCCGAATGGACGGCTAGCGGTCAAACGCTAGCCGTGCCATCCCCGGAATAGGAGAGGCGGACCCCCGAGCTGCCATTCAGCCCTGACCCAGGGTCCGCCCGCACAAGCGTAGCACGCTTGTTCGCCTTTCACCATCAGCCCGCAGCGTTTCGCTGCCTGGCGTGGAGGAACGATGCGCGTCCTATGGATCGGTGACGGTGGCAGCGCCACCGGCTTCGCTCGAGTTGCTCATGCCCTGGGAGATCGCCTGGTCGAGCAGTACGGACACGAGGTCCATCTCCTAGCGACCAACTACAAAGGCGACCCCTACCCGACCAAGGTCCAGATGTACGTCCCCACCATCCATGATGCAGGGGACACCTACGGGATGAGCCGGTTCATCGAGCTGGCCGCCAACGTCATGCCTGACGTGATCGTCACGCTCAACGACCCGCAGGTGCTCTACGCCTGGTTGCTGAACAACCGCTTCGATCCCGAGCGGCTCATCATCAAGCGGTTTCCGGTCTTGGCCTACATCCCGATCGATGGGTACAACAACCCAAAGATGTACGACCCGTTGGGTCAGGTCACGAACCGAGTCGCGATGAGCAAGTTCGGCCTGGAGGCCATGCCGGAGGCGAAGCTCGTCTACCACGGCGTCGACACGGATCTCTTCTGGCCGGTCTCCGGGGAGCGGCCGATCACCATCAGCCGCGGCGATGTGCTTCGGACCAAGAGGGACTGCAAGCGGGCCTTCGGTTTCGATCCGGACTCGTTCTTGATCGGCAGGGTCGATCGCAACACCGGCCGCAAGGACTTCGCATCCACCTGGAAAGCCGTGCTGCCGGTGATGCGTCGCCATTCAGACGTCGTCACCTACTTCCACTGCAAGCCCAAGGACGAGCGATCGGGTGTCAACCTCCCGGCGCTCTTCAGCCGCGAGCTCGACCTGCTGGATCGGTTCCGCGTGCCGAGCCGGTTCATCACCAACCAGGGGTACAGCCAGCAGGATCTCAACGCCATCTACAACGCCTTCGACTTGTTCGTGTCGACAAGCCGAGGTGAGGGCTTCGGGCTCACGCTGGCCGAATCGTTGGCCTGCGCCGTTCCAGTCATCGCCCAGAACGTATCTGCGATCCCCGAGGTCGTGGGTCCTGGTGGCGAGCTGATCGAACCCGGGCGAGAGATCACGGTCCCCTTCGGACAGGACCATTGGCTCGCCGACATCGGCGCCTTCTCCGAAGCCATCGAACGTGCCTACGCATCGCGGCGCTGGCGTCGGGATGCCGGGCAGGCAGGTCTGGAGCACGTCACCCGCTCGTTCGTCTGGGACGAGGCAGCGGCAAGGTTCAACGAGTACATCGAGGTGCTAGCGCATGACGCTCACGAAGCCCAAGCCGCAGTCGACCCAGGAGTTGCTCGAGTCCCTCGAGCCAATGGTGGGAACCGTGCTGCTCGGCGACGAAGGGGAGCACGAGCGACCTGACTTCAAGATCTTCACGGGGGAGCTGAAGGTCGTCAAGTCGTCCGCCTCTTCGGATGGCCGCAAGCGGGTCAGAGGCATTGCCTCCTCGTCGGTCAAGGACCTGCATGGCGACCGGATGACGGACGCCTGCGTTCGATCGATGACGAAGCAGATCGTCGGCAAGACGATCTTCCTGAACCACAACTACAAGCTGCCCGAGGATGTCTTCGGCGTGGCCGAGAAGGCCCGCACGCGGACCATGTCCGCCGCGGAGGCCAAGGCCCAGGGCTACATCGACAAGAGCGCCCCCAACGACCCGATCACCTTGATGGACATCACCGTCCTCGAGGACTCCTCGAACCCGCGTGCCGAGGCCACCTTCGCCTCGATGGAGAACGGCGTCACGGTTGGAATCTCGATCGGGGCGCTAATCACCGACTTCGAGGAGGACCCCGACTACGAGGGCGACTACTGGGCGCCGCTCATCATCAACGAAGTCATCCTTCTCGAAGCGAGCATGGTCGGGATCCCCGCGAACCCGCTGAGCTGGGTCGAGAACGCCACCAAGGGCCTCATCCAGAAGGGCGCCGTGCGTGGCGCCAGCGAGGACCAGTTCAACCGGATGCGGCAGAAGTGGCTGTCGTTCAGCAAGAAGGAGGCGTCCGTGGATCCCGAGGAGGATCTCGACCTCGCCAACACAGAGGTCGACGACGAGACCGAAGAGCCACCCACCGTGGTGGCAGAGGTTCCCGAGCCGGGCGAGCCGCCTGAGCCCGACGACGACGAGGACGGGGTCTTCCAGGCCGATGGCCCGGACCAGATCATCGCCCACTACCAGATTCAGGTCGAGGCTGGCAAGGCCAGTCGGACCGATCTCGATGCAATGGAGGAGGCCGTCCAGGCTTCGATCGACTATGCGCTTGAGCATGGCGTCGCAGCTAGCGAGTTCGAGGGTCGAACTGCGAAGGACATGGCCTCCGAGATCCTGAACTCCGAGCCCGCCCCGGACCCCCCGGATTCGGCGAGCGAGGAAGCTGACCCCACCGACGATCAGGAAGCTCCACCCGCGAGCGACCCTGAAGGCGACGCAGGGGTTGACGGGGAAGCCGAAAAGGAGGCCGAGGCTCAGATCCGAGCTCTCCAGGCCGAGGGAGTGCTGAACGGTCTCACCGAGACCGTGAGGGTGCTGGGGGAGACCCTAGCGACACTCATCGCCGAGAGAGCGAAGACCGCTGAGCTGACAGCCAAGAACGAGGCTCTCACCACAAAGCTCGCCGAGGCCGACAAGAATGTCGCGACCGCGGTCGAGATCGTCAACAGGCTGATGAGCATGCCGGTTGGACGGAAGTCCGTGGTGCGACGTGAGGCCGCTGGCCTCGCGGAGCGCCTGAAGGGCGGTCCGTACAGCGGCGAGCTCCTTGCCTACATCGCCAAGCACAACCAAGGAGCTTCCGATGCACCCTGATCTCGCAGAAGGGCTCGCGCTCGTCGACGAGTTTCGACAGAAGCTCGAAGCCCTCAACGCGACTCCCCACTCCACGCCGATCGTGGAAGGGCCGGGAGACGAGACACCCGCACGCAAGCTGCTCTCCGGAGATGACATCTTCGAGATGCAGATGGAGCTGCGGAAGCTCGCGACCCCGCACGTCTACCACGCGCTCAGCAAGCAGCTTCGCGTCCGGGGGACCGGCGTTCCTCTCGAGGTCTGGCTGGCAGCCGGTGGGCAGCAGCTCATCGACGCAGTCGGAGCCAGCCCGGATCTGAAGAAGGCGCTCGACACGACCTCCGGCTCTGCCCTGGTGCGGCAGGACCTCGAGCCGTTCATGTACGAGCTCTTCGTGCGAGCCTTCCCAGCGTGGGATCGCTTCACCAAGGAGCCCGCGAACGGCCTGGTCCACACCTTCACCCAGCAGACCAGCCCGGGTGGCGCTGAGTTCATCTCCGAGCTGGGAACCGTCGTTGACGATCGTGGGACGTACGGCCGGAAGACCACGAACGTCGCGATCATCGGCACCCGGCGCGGAGTCACCCTGAAGCAGCAGTTCGCCGCGCTCCAGTCCGGCTCGGGTTTCAACCCCGAGCAGCTCGAGATGCGGTCGGCGCTCGTGGCGATCGCCGCGAAGATGCAGAAGACCATCTTCGGTGGCAACGCCAACGACACCGAGTCGGGCGGAACCGCCTCCACCGAGGCGGGCGAGTTCGATCCGGACGGCTTCACCGGGCTTCGCCAGCTTCTCAACACGGACACCAACGGCAGCCGCGTCGTGAACATGGATCCCTTCGCAGGGACCCCTGACCAGTTCATCGACAAGCTCGACTTGGCATGCGTGCCGATCATGGACGATGGCGGATCTGCCTCGGCGATCTACCTGTCGGCCTTCAACAAGCACCTCCTGGACAAGCAGCAGGAAGCCAACGTGCGTTGGACGTCTGAGCTCGTCGACATCGCGGTCGGCGTTCGGACTCAGGCATTCAACAGCCCGTTTGGGGCACTGCCGCTGATCCCGGTGCCTGGGCCGTCGATCGGGACCTACACGGGGACCGGAGGCGCCAACGGGGAGACCGTGGGCGACATCTACGTCCTCGACGAGGCCACCATCTCGCTGCCGTACCTGGGCTCCGCAGCCCCAACGGTCATCGAGATCCCCGTCGGCGTTGGCGGACAGCTCACCCGCATGTTCATCGTCTTCGGCATGTGGGGCTTGGCTGAGAAGGCTCTGCCCTTCAGCAACAAGGTCCGCGTCTTCCAGACCTGATCGCAGATCTGGCACTGAACGAGGGGCCGAGGGTCCTTGGTGGCCCCCGGCCCCCCGCATCTCTACGAGGATCGCCATGACCGCCATCGTCCAGCCTGTCGCTGGTGGCAGCAGCGGTGGGGCTCCGAACGCGCAGAACGTCCGGGGAGCCATCGCTGGTCTGGCGCCGAGTGGTGTGCAGACCATCGTTAGCACGGTGGCTGGCACCCGGAAGCTGCGTGGCTTCAAGGTGCATGGAACCACTGACGGCGAGATGTGGGTCGAAGTGGACAACGCTCCCCTGGAGGGGATCAAGGCTCGTTTCAGCCGCGTGAACGAGGGCTACTTGGTCATGCCGAACCCAGAGGTCATCGCGGCGGGTTCAGTCATCGCTCTCCGGGTCGAGAACACGGGTCCCGTGTCCGGCGACTACGAAGGCACCATCTTCGCTGAGTGAGGTTCAGATGGCTGACGCGGGTCCCAACTACACGATCGAACGACGTCGCCTCGAGCTCGCAACGCTCGAGCATCGACAGACGATAAAGCAGGGGCAGGCTCGCCTATCCCAGATTGACGGTCAGAAGCAGGTCAACCTCGCGCGAGCCGAGCTCGCGAACGAGGAACTGGATGAAGAGGCTCGGAAGATTCTCGCCAATGAGGCAGCTCTCACGGCCAAGATCGCCGAGAACGACACCAACCTGAAACTGATGGTCAAGGCACCGAAGGAGCCTGTCGATGGCTGACAACTCAACTGGCCTCGCGGTCAAGACACTTACTACCGAGTTCGTCCGGGGGAAGCTCATTGATACGGGCGGGACGAACGAGGCCGCGGTTTCGGCCGCGGGTCGCCTCTCGGTCGATGCCTCGGGCGTCGCCGTGCCGGTGACGGACAACTCAGGCTCCCTGACGGCTGACCTGCTGGGCCAGTACGTCGGTGATGCTGCGGCGACGGCGACTCCGAACACGCTGATGATCTCGGGCCTTGCCAACGCGGCAGCGCCGTCCGATGTCAGCGCCAACAACGACGCGGTCGCGATGTGGATGCTGCGGAACGGTTCACCTGTCGTGAACCTTGCTTCGGCGGGCACCCTCATCACCATCGGCCAGAAGGCCATGGCTTCGAGCTTGCCCGTGGTCATCGCTTCGGACCAGAGCGCGCTTGCGCTGGCCGCGCAGTACGTTGGGGATGCGGCGGCGACAGCCACTCCGACTGGCCTGATGGCCGTCGGCCTGGCGAATGCGGCGGCACCGACCGACGTCTCTGCCAACAACGACGCGGTTGCGATGTGGATGCTTCGCAACGGGTCGCCGGTCGTGAACATCGCCGCCAACGGCACGCTGCTCACGAACATCGGGCAGACCATCGCCACGGCCCAGCATGTCCGCATCTCGGATGGCACGACCCT